GCGGCCGTAGTCTTCACCGGGTTGCGTTGCGAGCCGCAGCACAAGCCACGGGCATTTGTCGAGCGGGTATGTCCCGGCGGTCTTGGTGATCTTGACGCCACCAGCCTCCTGATAGACTTCCCACGCATCGGGTTGCCGGATGATGTGGGTGAACAGCTCGGCGGACTTGTCTTCGCTGCCCTTGCCTCCGTACTTCTTCTCCATCTCAGCACGGGCCGCTTCTGCGACGGGCTTCGGGAGGACGGTGGGGCTGACGCATTCCTTGACGACAACCTCCAGCACATTGCCGGATGCGTCGCGCTTGACCACGAACTGGTCTAGCCGGAAGCCGCGAGCACGTCCCTTGTCGGGGATGTGGACGAGGAAGTTGCCGGACACGAGGAGGTGCTGGAGGGCGAGCGATGCAGTGATCCGCATCTGGGCCGCTTCCATCTCACCCATCGTGGCGCGTTCACGGGCGCTCAGGGCCTTCTCGATCTCGCCGCGCATGCCTTCCTTGCCAGTGAGTTTCTGGAGGACGAAGTCGTCGATGTCGTATTTGAAGAAGGCCGCGTTCGGCGGGAATAGGCTCAGCAGTAGTTTCGCTGAGAGGGTCCTGATGCCTCGCGCACCAAGTGACTGGTACGGGGTCGGCAGCGTGGTGCTGCTCGTCATGCCCTCCGGGGGCATCAGGTATGGGATGGTCAACGTAGCGCAGTCGCGAGCCCGATTGAGGAAGGGCAAGCGGTGCGGTTCAAGCTGCGAGTAACGAGCCTGTGCCGTCCCCCTATCGGGTTCTGACATTACGTCGGGATGTTGAGGCCCGAGCCGCCGCCAGTGGCTGACTGCGTCGAGGCGTCTCGCTTGATCTTGAGGGAGCTGCGACCGCGCCGCGCGTTGGCGACGTAGTTCGTGGCGTCCTCAGAGTTCGCGTTGAGTTCATTGAAGATCGGCGGGGCCGGTGTGGGAGCCGCCGGGGCCGGAGCTGGCGCTGCCGCCTGCGCCGGAGGAGGAGATGATCCGCCCATGCACATGTGTGTTGTCTTGCTCGTTCTGCTGTTTGATCCTGATCAGGTGAGCGATCACCTCGCGCCTACCCCACGCCCGTTCCAGCTCGACATAGGGAGCGCCGACAGGTGGAAGCGCATCGGGGAACGCAGCGTTCAGGTAGTTGATGAGGTCCGCGCCGATCTCCGGTGTTGGAGGCAGGGCGTGGACGGTGGAGGTCTGTGTTTCGTAGGGCGAGGGGACAACCTTATTGCCGCCACCCTCTTCCCCGTGGTTCCGGTTCAGCCTCGCCACTATGCGGCCACACTTCGGAGGGCCTTGGCGGCGCTCCAGGCATGCTGGGCACGCTGCAACGCTAGGGCCAACATCGGGCCGGGCCTCGCGGCCAGTGCGGACTGAGCGTCGCGCACGGCCTTGCGGGCCACGATGATCGGATCATCGCGGAATGGGTTCACAGTTCAGTCTCTCCGTTGAGTTCGTTGATCCGCATCTCGGCGTAGCGGCGGACCTTCTCCAGATCGGCGATCTCGGACTGGACCGCGTCCAGACCGTCATAGGTCTTGAAGCCAGCGCGGCTCCCGTACTTGACGATGTTGCCCCGCCAGAACTCCATCTTGTTGCGCATGATGAAGGTGATGGGCTCGATGGCCCAGCGGGTGTAGTGGGACGGCTTCACGACGATGTCGGAGGTTTTGGTGGTCTTGGGTTTGCGGCTCATTGGTCCTTGGTTGGTCAGTCGATGTCGTAGGGACAGGCGGGGCAGCGTTGAACCACCGTGCGGTGGCAGCAGCGCGGGTCGAAGCCGGGGCGCGGGCCGAAGGCTTCGCGGAGGTGGCGGATGATGTCGGCCTGCATGACTGCAGCGCCGTGCCCCTGCCCTGCCGGGATGGTGCTGCGGGTCGTGGCGACCACGTCGAGCACCCTCGTCAGAAGTTTGGCGTCCACAGGATCGCTTCCTTTCGTTTGAAGTCGTAGTCGTAGTGACGGAGCATGCGGGCGCAGCGCGCCTGCACCAGTGCGTCGTCGGCGGTGAAGCCCTTCTTCATGAAGGTATCGACCACCGCAGGCCACATCAGTTGCAACGTCGGTTTGCCGTTCAGTATCTTGTCAGCGTTCACGGGGCCGACACCCTTGCAGCCGGGATAGTTGTCCACCTTGTCGCCGACGAGGGTCTGATACATGAACCAGTGGTCGCCCTGCGCTTCACTGACCATCCGCTTCAGGTCCTTGTCGGGATTGAAGTGGCGGCCGGGGATTTGCAGGAGGTCCTTATCGATGGTGACGCAGACCTTCTTGCCGGGCATCAGCGTCGGATGCGTCATCAGGATGCCGATCACGTCGTCAGCTTCGATGCCATCCTTGATCCGCGTCGAGTACGCTTTGCGGATGTGCTCCTTCACGAAGGGCAACAGGATCGGCTTGGCCTTGGGGTCGCGGTTGTTCTTGTATTCGGAGAACACCTCCTTGCGGAAGTTGCGACCGCTGATCTCCTGCAGCGGGCCGGTGAGGCACACGTGCACATCGACCGCGCTCTTGGGCGATGCGTCGGAGAGGTTCACGACGATGTTGTCGATCAGGCTCTCGACATCACTGGCTGCTTGCGCAGCGTTGGTCTTGGAGTTCACGATCCCGTCGCCGAGATCGAGGTCCTCTTGGTTCACGACCGCTGCCTTGTAGGCGAAGATGTCCCCGTCGATTAGGATGACGAGTTTGTCAGTCACCCAGCAACTCTCGGAGACTGTCCGCAGCGAAGCGGTGTGCCTTCGCGGCGTCGGCCCATCGAGCCGCCTCGTTGAAGTCGTGGTGTGCCAGGTATCTCTTGGACAGCCCGGCGGCGATCACCTTCGCCCTGTTGTGGTATACGATCTTGGCCGTCACCTTCTCGCGCTTCAGTACAGACATGCGATGATCACCTTCTCTGCGTTACACTTCGTGCACTTCTGCTCGATGCACATCCAGCCGCTGTCGTCGGCGGTCTTCCAGTCGTGCCAGCAGAACAGCTTCTTCAGTAGGTTCAGCATTCGCGTTTCGCCTTCTCCAGATCAGCGCGGGTCAGGAACATGCTCATGCTGTAGTCCCCGACTTCGGGGGCCTCAGGCTGTGCGATGCCGTACTTGTTTCGGAGATCGTTTGACCACTCGTTGCGATCCTGTTCGCTCATGTGCTCGCTTCTTTCTTCGGGAGATACGACGCAGCATCGCGCTGGCGTCTTCAGGGTGGACGAAGAACCACTCGGTTTTGCCGACGCGGTGTCCTCGCAGTTGCTCGTGCAGTTCGGCCTCGGCCGCCTTGCGATCATCGAAACGCGCGTGAGCGATCACCTTGTAGTCACGGAAGGGCGAGCCCGTCTGATAGACCTTGATGCGGTCCTTCATGACGAGTGCCTTGCCGATCTTGCAGTGTGATGGCCACGCGGGGTTTGTCAGGATGTACACGAACCCGTCAGGGTCAGTGCGTTGCGGCCCAGCTCGTGCCGACATCAGCGTTGCCCTTGAGCGGGCACCTGAACTTGTAGTAGTCGCCGGCGAGTTTGATCGCATCGCAGGCGGCAGTCTTTACGGTGGTCTCGTGCTTCGGGTCCACGTCGAGCTGCCATTCGTCATGGTAGTTCAGCATGAACTCGTAGTCGGTGCCGGGGCGCAGCTTCGTTGCCGCCTCTTCACCCAACGCGCCGATCACGCTTGGCTTCACGCCGCACAGCTCGGTGTCGAGGATGATCGCTGCTTCCTTCATGACGACCGCACCGGCCGACTGGAAGAGCGTGTTGAGGATGGCGTGGGTCGAGCGGACGCGCAGCTTGCGACCGTCGATGCCCTTGATGTAGCCGCACTGCTTGGCCTTCTTGGTCAGCGCCTCCACCAGCTTATCGAGACCGGGGATGCCCTTCATGATGGCCGCTCGGCTTTCCTTGCCGACAGCTTCCTTGGCCTTCTTGCCGCCCTTGGCTCCGAGGATGTCGCCCAGCTTGGGATCGAACGCGCCGTAGACGAGAGCGTAGAAGTAGGTCTTCGCCGTCTCGCGGTGACAATTCCACTTCGCCAACGCCTTCGCGGTGCGGCTGTGGTTGTCGGTGCCCTCGGCCTTGTTGCCGTAGAGCAGCGAGGTGGCGTAAGCGCCGCCGTCATAGAAGCCCATGTAGTGGCCCATGACGCGACCTTCGAGACTGTCAGCGTCACACCCAACCTGCACCTTCCCCTTGCTGGGGATGAACAGCTCGCGGCATTCCTTGCCGAACAGTTGCTTCTCGCCGGTCTTCTTGTCGATCTCCCCAGGCACGTTCACGACAACGCGGTGGGTCATGCGACCCGTGACTGCGCCGTTCGTGATCACCTCGGGATGGATGCGACCATTGCGGACGTGCTTCATCCACGACTGTCGGCCGTTGGCGAGAGCGCCGAGCCGCTTGTCGATCACGAAGTATTCCTTCAGCAGCTCTGCCTCGGGGAACTTCAGGGTGCTGAGCACCTCGTCGTCCACGGTCGGGATGCCGTCCTTGCCGTAGGCCATCGGCTCCCAGCCCTTCTCCTGCAGGCGCTCAGCGATCTGCTGACGCGAGCCGGGATTGAACGGGACGACCTGTCGCTTGATGAAGGGCTCGCCTTTGACGTAGCCCATCTTCTTGTTGTTGACCTTCGGGACGAAGACGGTCTCGACGGTCTTGGGTGGGAAGGCGAGCTGCAGTTGGTTGCCGATGCGCTGGGTCTCGCCGATCAGGGTGGCGTAGAACTGCGCGGCGCGCTGCTCGTCGAAGCCCACGCCGTATCGTTCCTGCCGTGCGATCAGCCACGCGATCTCGTGTTCGAGTTCGACGCAGTGATCACCCCAATCCTCCAGAAGCTTCTTCTCAAAGAACTCCCGCAGCTTTGCGGTGACCGCAACGTCCTGCTCGCAGTAGTCCTGCATCGGCTTGTTCCACGTGCCCCAGATGAAGCGCGTGATCTCGGCCTTGTCCTTGATGCCGAGTGCCTTGGCTTCCGCCTTGCGGGCGTCACTGTAGTCCCCCTTCCACTCGCCCAGTCGGTAGCCCCAGCTTTCCAGCGAGTGCTTGCCGATCATGTGCTTCGGGAAGAGATGCGGCGTGCCCTTGCGATCCATCTTCTTGGCGAAGGCGAAGTCGTCGTCCTTGATGTCCGCCTTGATGAGGCGCGACAGGACCAGCGTGTCGCGAATGAGGCCGCGCGGTTTGAACCACGGGTACACCTTCTTGATCGCGGGGATGTCGAACTTGATGACGTTGTGGCCGCAGGCGAAGTCGGCGTCCATCAACTCGCGGACACCTTCATCGACCTTCGGGTAGTTGGGTTGGTTGGCGAATGAGTGGACGGTGCCCTTCTCGGTATCTCGGAGCACCAGCGAGTGAATGACAGTCAGCTCCTCTAGGAGGCCGTCCGTCTCGCAGTCGAAATCAGCTTTCAATGTTTTGTCTGGTTCATGCTCTCGTGGAGAAGGATCGCCGCCTTGGCGCACTCGTCGTCTGCCTTGCCGACTAAGTGGAGGAAGACAGTCAGTGGCATCACCACCGCCCGCTCACCCTCGACGCCGAAGATCACCAGCGTGGTGTCGTCCGACTGGGTGAGATGCACGGTGATGTCGTCGTTGTCGTAGAATGAGATGATCGGTGGCTGCATGGGTCCTTAGGTGTTGGGCTCTAGCGCCAGCCTGAACTCGGCCAGCTTGAAGAACGGAACGGCGAAGCTGAATGCCAGCGTGCCGTCGTCCCGCTTCGCGCTGATGGTGCACACCTCGCTCCGGTGATCATGCTTGACCACGAGATCGAAGGGGCCGCCTACAACGCGAAGCGGATGGATGTCATCAGAAGTCAGTGTTCGCTCCTTCGGGTTTGTTGAAGCCGTGGCTGTTCTCATCTTCGTCCGGTGGCTTGTCGCAAGGGACCAGCCGCCCGACCGTGTCGTCGTATCCGTAGTGGATGCACTCGCCTGTAGAAGCGCCGGTGTAGCGGTCCTTCAGGATGCGGAACGTGGTGATCCCGCGCAGTGCCTCGTTCTCAGATTGCTGATCGCGCTCAAGGCCGAACATGAAGTGCGACCAGAAGCCGATGGCGGACGAACCGTAGAAGTGTTTGATCATGACGCGACCACCCTCTTCGTGCGGCTTGCCTTCCTTCGGGCGACTGAGATGCGAGATGAAGTGGATGACGATGCGCAGCTCTTTGGCCAGCGCCGCCATCTCCGACATGATCCGCTTCAGTGCGCCCAGCTCGTCATCCTCAGCAGCGGCGAGCGCCGTGAGGTGGTCGAGATAGAACAGCCGCACGCCCTCGCTGTGGGAGAGGAAGCGGATGGTGGACG